TTTAATTTTACTATAAGAAGGGTAGTAAGAACCAAGTTTAGCTAGACCCGTATAGTCTCCATAAGCTGTGAAAAATAAATATTCCCAAGTTTTGCAAAGTGCAAAAATTATATTAGGTATTTCGTAACTACTATCCTCCGAATCTTCTAAAAAGGCCATAAACGAGCTTTTTAAAGACTCTATAGATTTAGGTTTTTCCAAGGAAGCCTTAGAACATACCTCATTTATCTCCCTCAAAGCTTTCACTATTTCGACGCTAGTCACTATTCCAGAATCTTCTTGAGGAGTTGATGCCTCGATAGTATCGCTGGATATCTCTATGACGTCTCTTTTTGTGTAAACTACACCGGAAACTTCTACCTCTAGCTTTGGTTGTGAGTCGTTGTTCGACACTATGTCAAAAGCTATTATACACTTTTAAAGTTTTTTTAGGAATTTAATTGGGTATAATTTTAATTAGTTGGCCTTCTTGTCCTTCTTTATTCTTACAACATGTGAAGTTTTTGTTTGGCCTGAGCTATCATCCACCTATCCTTCTTGTCTAGATGGGCTCTCATATGGTCGTCGATCTGCTTCAACATTTCTGGCTTCTCCCCCATATGTTGGTCTCTAACTTTCTGTAGACCTTGGACAACCTTCAGTAAAGTGGAACTAGCGCCTTTGGATGGTATCGCAAAAGGAGCCACAACATTGAGCACCTTGAGGGCAACCCCTAAGACTCCTAAGAAAATTACAATTCCAATTATCCAATAGACCTTACCCATTAAGCTAGAGTACTTTGTGGCATTAAGAGCGTTTTCTTGGTTTATGGCTTTAAGTTGTACTTGCGCGCTCTGAAGCTGGCTGTTCAAAACTCTATTTCGGTTTTGTATAGCTATTAATTCTTTGTCCATCGTCATCAGCTCAGCTTGTCCTTTTTGAACCGTATCTGGGTCGTCGGAAAGAAGATCTGTAATCATGGTGTCAGATTTGAAAGCATTCTCTGCTTGAGGGGGGCCTAAAGCTGTTATACTTCGAGTAGTCATCTGCTTGGCTACGTTCGAATGCTTGGTTGGCTGGGGGTCTTTCTGTAATGCTTGATCAGCTGCGTAAACGAAAGTCCTGCCACTTTCCACCTGTTGATCTGTATTTTCGGTCTGTTTTCTTTCTATGTTTTCTACAACTTTTTCTTGCTTATTAAATCTCCCCAATGGACTAGCGCATCCCCCGACAATGATGCAAGTAATAACTAATATATAAAAAGAGTCTCTATAAAAATTCCAACCTTTGTCCATTCTATTTATCTTTCTCTACTATTAAATCTCCCAGCTTCTCTAATTCCTTTATTTTAGCCGCAGGGGAACCTAATCCGCCTATCATTGTAAATACTGTCAATCCAGACTTGTCGCCAGCATATATACCCCTATGCAGGGTGCTGTTGGGTCTCATTAATCTTGATATTTGTTCGAAAGCTTGATCTAAAGAAGATTCCGGTATTGTGTCTAGCTGCTCTTTTCCTCCTATTACAATCACTCCAGCACAATTACCGGTTGATATTTCGACGCCTCCCGAAAGAACTCCTTTCTTTACGTTGTCTCTAACTGCGCGAGTAAGGCTGATTTGATCATTCCACTCCTTCACTGGAGTTGCTCCGAACATTATTAGTCCTGAATCCAAAACGCTTTTAAGGTCGTTAGAGTCAAAAGACGTATAAGTGCTATCCTTAGAAGCCGTCAAATTATAAAGGTGAAACACGCCAGCTACGCTCATGTTGGCCGTTTCCCAAAACTTCGAAATGGCCAGTCTAGGATACATTTTTGTAATCTTCTCGTTGTCGACTAAAATCAAAGGCGAAACCTTACCCTTCTCGACTAGTTCATATGCATCTTTTAGGCAAGTAGATGCGTTGGCGTTAACCTTCTTGCCTTCTGATTTTTTAGGAAGAGACAAGATCAGTCCTACGGGACTCTCTATCCCAAGAGTGTCCTGAAGTTCGGCAGAAGCCTCTACTAGTTGAGTCATGGTTCCAGTACCGGTTCCACCACCTCCACCCACACAAATAAAAATCCTATCAAACTCATCCCCAAAAGACCTTCTCATGAAGTCTAAAATATCTTCTTTATGGTCGGAAAAAGATTTAGCAGCTTTAAATGGGTCTTTACCGGCTCCTCCTTCTCCGAAGCACAACTTATTCTCTATAAGTTTTAAAGTGTTTAGGTCTTGTTCTGCAGTGTTAATTGCGCATACTTTTCTATATCCTACTTTATGAAAAGTCTCTGCTAATCTTGACCCACCCTGCCCTGATCCTACGAATGCAAATTTAAACGCTACGTCTACCTTGTCCTCTACCTCGGTCTTAATTTCTTCTTCCGGCTCCGGAATTGGTATGTCTGGAATTTCGATGTCAAAAGACAAACCTTGATCATCACTATATTCACTTACGTTTTGTGCAATATCACTCATTTTCAATTTTACTTTCTCTTAAGATGCTAGCTAGCCAATCGTCCAACTGGTGTTCGTAGGCTATAGACTGAGTGGCTTCAACCATCTCATGATTTGTGTCTACTGGCTTATTTATGTATGTTTGCGATTTTTTAATCCAATCTTTCTTATCTTCGTTGGCCATTACTATTTTAGAAATATCAAAAGCCACTTCTTTTTGTTGTTTTGTTAGTGCTCTTTTCGAGAACTTTTTCCTTAACAGTTTTCGAATATGGTCTTCTAGCTTGTTTGCTTGAATCATATTATCTTTGACTTGTGACAAGCTGAAGCTTTGTTTTCCTTCTAGCCCTATTGGGGCTGAATCTCTCTTTTCTTCTAACGGCGTGGAAATTCCTTCCGGTCTTCCCCCTTCTTTCGGAGCATGTTTATATTCCCCGTTTTTAGAGTTCTCCTCTTGGGTGGAGTTGTCTCTTCTTAAAACTATCGGCTCATAGAACCCTTCGTCCTTTAGGTCGCTATATTCTTTTTGCGAGTCTAGAGACTCTTGTCTGGTAGGTAGCCTGCCTGTCTTTATTGCCTCTAGCCCTTCTTCTGGTGTTAGTACGCCCAACTCAATTAGCCTAGTATAGACCCTATCTGCCGTCGAAGAATCATCTAAGTCAATGTCTTCGTAGTTTGGAATTGGGTAGTTTTTGAAACCCAAACTTTTACAAATTCTCTTTATCTCTGGTTTTAGGAATTCATGCAAGAATATTTGCCTTGCCTGCCTGAGCCTCTCCACGAACACGCTAATCTTTATCTGCATGTTTGCGTACTTTTCGCCGCCGCTAGTTAAGATGTTATTTAGCCCTACCTGAATGTCTTCATTAACGATTTGGTATTTTCTTGGGTCAAGCAAGTCTGCGATTTTAGGAACTACGAACTCGGCCTTCGTTGTGTAGTCCGCTATTAGAACTCTTCCAACTGATTCGTTTTGGAAAAGCTTCTGCATAGCTAACAAGTTCCTTTGATTTATGCCGCCTCTTTCTGGGGCGTCTCCCATTGTAACTAAAAGAATGGACTGCTGCATCGTTCTTGCTATTGCCATGTCCATCTTCTTCATTTCCGCTTTCCAGTTTAAATCCTCTAGAATTGGAAAACCCATCGGAACCGCAAATGGCTCGTAGTCTTGCTTTTTGTAAAAAACAGCACTAACTTTGTCTAAGGGAAGCGGTATTCTTACAGACCCCATCCTTTTTCCTTTTTTAAGGGCTTGTTTGGTTTCTGGGTCAAGGCTCTCTAAAACTTGGTGATCCTCTTCCGTTCTTGGATTTCTAACTCTCTCCAGCTCGTAGTCGGTCAAAACCTTGAAATAGGTTGGGTTAACGAAAGTGACGTTTCCTGTCAATTGTATATCTGAAGGGTTTAACGTGATATATCTACTGGGAACGATTAAGTCGTTGTCGTCGGCCAATAGAGAAGATCCGAATGTTTGGTTTATCCTCTTAAAGTCTTCTTGATTAATCTTAGAGTCAAACCTATAAACAAACACGTTTCCAGACCTAAAGTATTCCCTATAAAACTTATTTTGGAAATCGTTTAAGTTAATTTTGTCGAAAAACGCTTCTATGAATTTATTTACCTTTTTGCTTCCTCCTGTGAAATATATGTTTCCAGAAGTAAATTCGGTCATCAAGTCTATGGTGTTTCTAAATATGGCAAAATTATAGTAGGCTTTTTGGCATAGAATTACGGCATCTCTGACTGTGATTCCGCTCGTATTAGAGGAATCTTTTGTGTATTTGAATGGGATTAGCCCATCTTCTATATTCTTGAACCTGTCCGTCCTCAGGATGGAAGCCGACTTGTTTGATCTTGTTCTAGTCCGACTATTTTGATCTGGATATATGTCACTATTCGAAACAGCTGTAGAAACCATTAGTGGTTCTGCGGGCTCTACTTTAGGCTTTGCTGCTGCCCTAGTCCTTTTAACTGGGGTCTTTTTTGCGGTCTCTTTTTTCATTGTAAAACTTGGTGTTTTTTACACTTTTTAAATCATCATCGGAACAAAAGTGTTATTCACGTTTTCCCCCTTTAGGTTAATTATATCAAAATACGACCTAGTTGCCCAATTAGAAAGCATTAGAGTTGTATAGTTATCTTTTCTCGCTCTATTCACCGAGGTGCTCCTTTTCAGGTGTGATGGAAGGTCGAAGGATTGCACTCCCTTTGTGGTCGATTTTACCTCAACTAGCGCACATTGTTTTTTTGTTTGGTATATCCAGCTATCTTGAAATTCTATAAGGTCTAAGATAGTGTCATGTCCCGTCATATTCATCGGAATCCTTTCTGATGATATACTGTCAAACCTTGATCCATGAGCTGTAGCCTTAGACGCAAACCAAATTCTTTTATGATCTATGTCTGCTTGAAGCTGCTCGTTAGCTTTCCTTAACCAGTTTGAAGAAAAATTTTGTTTAAAGCAGATTTTCCTTTCCTTCTGATTATAGTTTCTACGAAATTTTTTGATTTCTAAATCGTATTGCAATC